GTCAGTGTTGATTTCTACAGAATTACCAGAATCGTCAGCACAGATAGCCTCATTGACAATCTCATCGATGGCAGTTTCTAGTTCTGGCTGCATTGACATTTCACGATAACGAGTAACAAGTTCGATTTCGTTTCTTACAACACCATCTAAGTCAACATAGGTACCATAGTAAGCACCAGATTGTATCGTAACTGCCCCATCATCATTTTGAGGCAGTGCAAAGGTTTTCTGTGTTGGTTCTTGTTGATTTTGCTGTGGTTCGTCTTTTTTACGACTAATCTCGAACCCAAAAAGTTTTATAGCCATTTTTATTCCTTAATAAATTTCATAGTCAAGTAGGAATGAAAGAATTACCCTTCATTCCTATATATACAAATTACCATTACTATATTACTTAAGCAATTGGAGGAAGTAATGGACTAAAAGGAACATTAGCACCAACAGCATCGGTGGTTGTACCATTAGTACCACCAGCCCATTCCCACCACTGATAAGCAAATGTAACAGCAAATTCTTCAATAGTATCGTTAGCACCCCAGTCTACTTCGATAGGTGAAACGTCGATTGGGAACATACCAATGAACTTGTACTTCTTGATTGGAGATCCGTCCTTGCTGTATTGAGTGATGAATCCGTCCTGTTGATAACCACCATCACCCTTAATGAATGCAGGGTTACGAAGGTTTCCGACGTGAGAGTTCATACCACTCATCCACTTTTCGAACGCATCACGAATTTTGAAATCTTCATCATTGATAACGGTAACTGTCCACTCAGGGAAAGATCTATTGCCAGCAAACTTCAACTCACGACCAAAGTAGAATTGTGGAATTTGGTTGACAGTTGATCCTGGTAGTTGTGCGGCTCTAGCCATAAACGAAAACTTATTCTGCGCAGCTTGTCCTTGTGCTAGTGTGGGAAATGTTAGCTCACACTTGAACAGATTGGGACGAGCACCATCATAATTCATTTGTGCTCTAAATTCTTGGACTCTGAAAGTCATTCTAGTTAACTCCTCGATGAGTATTTTTATTATTTATATTTATTCTATACGTAAGACCATCCATGTTTTTTTTCTCTTATATGGTATGATAAAGTAGAATACTTCATGTTTGGATAGCTTTTGATTGCATCTCTTATTGAATCATATATTTTTGTTCCGTCAGTAACTTTTCGTGCATTTGTTTTGGTTTCAAGCAATTTTTGTCTGTGTTTTTCTCTGATGATAGGATCATTCATAGGGTTATTATCAGTAATCAATTTTCTTTTTTCGGCTCTCACTTCATCAGAAAGATTAGGTTTTTTACCCAATTTTGCTTTAGATATATTTTGTTTTGTTTTTTCTGTAGGAACCCAACCAAAAGCACCTTCTCCGCCATAAGTCATATTATATCCATGACCATCACGAAAATGAGTGTTATGTTCAACTATAAATTTGTTTTCCATAACATTCAAGGTATATTCCCTATCTTCATTTTGATATAATATTTCCCATTCAAAATTTTCTACCCCATATTTTTGAATTGCTCTATACAAAGGATACTTTTTATTTTTCCTTGTTACTGCTTCACATATATGAACTGCTTTTCGGGAAGGCCATTTAGAATCAAATCCAATGTAAGCCTTCCCATTTATTCTATTTGTCACTTTATAGATAGTAAACATTAGATTCTCCGTTGTTGTTTACTATCTATTTATAATACCACGAGATTATAGGTTAGTATCAAAATTTTCCAATGATTTCCTCAAAAGCTACGCCTGTTCTAACAGCTACGAAGTTCAATTGGATAAAGTTAATTGAACGTGCTGGCTTGATATAGATGTCACCGATAAATTCGTTTCTATCGATCACTTCTGGTGTGTTATTAGTAGTGTCACAAACAACACGGAAGTCATAGATACCACGTCTACCCTGAACGTCACGAAGGAATGGTTCAACCAAGGCAACGAACTGTGCTCTTGTAAATTCGTCGTTGAATTCGAACAGAGAATACTTAGCCGCACGAGCAATAGCTTTTTCCAGAACAATGAATAGGCGTCTAACATTGATTCGGTCAAATGCTGATGGCTTGGCCTGCATAGTCTTATCACCATACAGAATCACACCTTCTCCTGGGAACGAAACAACAGGATTTACACCATTGCTATAAAGATCGTCTCTGTTACCTTTGCTGGCATTCCAAGCTAGTTTAACGACGTTCTTAATCTGACCACGATTGAATCCAGCAGGAGAATACCAGGGATCACGTTCAAAGTCTGTTCTGACACAAAGACCAGCAATATCGCCATTCAATGGAACCCAACGATATACGTTATTGTACTTGTCGAATTGAAGCTTCCAGTTGTTATCCATCACACCATAAGATGTGGAGTTATACTGGTTTCTCTTGGCAAGGATATCTGTGACTTCGTTTCCAGCATTATCAACAACGTCATCGAAATCAGGAGAAATGAATCCGACGCAATCTTTACGAACAGTTACGATATCATCAAGAATGTATTCAGAAACAGTGGTATTAGCTGCACCTGTGATGATAAGTGAAACGTCAACTTCTTCTGGATTTGAGAACTTGTCATATGCCAGGATAAGATCAGCATCAGTAGGTAGACCATTAGCACCATTCTTAAGAGATGCTGTGTACTCATTGAGACCTTGATTGTATGTAGTATTGGAAGCTGGTGTACCCCAAGTTGTAGTGTTTGCTACGCCATTCGAATTCAATGCATGATTTAGTACGTAGATATAACGTGACTTATCATTGATTACGTTGACATAGTAATTAGAAGATCCATCATCATTGCGTGCGTCAGAAGCCTTAGAAACGAATGGGAATTTTTCTAGAACTGTATTAGATACGCCTGAGAACTTGCCATCTTCGTCAATAACAATGATATGCATTTCGTCATTAGCACCATTGACATTATCGACATAGATTGATGTGCCAGGAACGCCATTGAATTCTTTGGCATAAGACCAACCAGTATATGCAACAGAATTTGATGATGCCCAAAGTGAAACCTTGAGTGAGTTACCGAGATCACCTGGATAACGAGCAGCAAACATACCATACGAATTGGCTGCAGATAGGTCGAAGTAGTTTAGTTCATAATCGTCTCTGTTTTGAACAAGAAGACCCGAAGCACCATTGGCAACAGCATTCTTGGCAGCAGTGTTTGAAGCTGCACGAACAACACGGAGATTGCGAGCATATGAAAGGAAGTTTGCACATGAAAAGAAGGATTTGAATGTATTTGCGTCTGGTTTACCGAAAGTATTGACCAACTCTACTTCATTACCGACAGACACGATAGTATTCATTGGACCCCATTGGAAAGGACCAGCAAAAGCACCCTCGGTAGTTCCAACAGCAGGGACAATAGTAGTTAGGTCAATTTCCGAAACATTGACACCAGGACTTAGAAAAAACGCCATTTAGCCATACTCCTCTAAAGAGTTGTTATTATTGTTGTTATAATCTATTTAGAGTTTTAGGACTTTTCACACTTGACAAACACGAAAAACTGTGTATAATAGCTATGTGGCTCTTTGATGTATAGATTTAGTTAGACTTAGTAATACCATATTCCTTCAACAAGTTTTTTACAGTTTGAATACTGCAACCCAGAATTGAAGGCAAGGATCTTAAAGTAGCATTGCGGTAAACATACAATTCATAAAGTTCTTTTCTTGATATATTCAATTTTCTTTTCATCTTTCTTTGTAATCTATATTTTTCTAGTTTTTCTTTGTTCCAAGTGTATTTTTTTCTTGGTCGCATTTTAGCACTTTCACTCATTTTTTTCTTAGTTTCTTCAGATACGGTCTTACCTTGAAGTGATCGGCTAATATTTCTTTTATGTGTTTCTGTAAATATTCTCCGGCGACCTTTTGCAATATCACTCAATTTGTTTTTAGTAGTATTATTGTGTTTGAGACCAGAGATGCCTTCACCACCATCAGTAAGATTTCTGAGTATACCCGTTTCATTATCCTTACGACCATACCAACGAATAAGTCTTCTCTCTAAGGCAAATGCACCAAGTTCAGTGAGTTTAGATTCACATATAATGATTCGAGATAAATCTTTCGGCGGATGATGTTTATCTGTTTTCACCCAAGCTCTTTTTCCCTTACCCTTACCTATATAATAAGGACTGCCATCCCTTCGTAGATATGCATAAACATAGTAATCTAATGATGATTGATAAATAGACATAGGCTGATACCTCCTGTAAGGTGTTAGAGTAGGCAGAGATTGGCGTCTCGTGGCCTACGCCTATTTATATAAATTTTGTTTTTTAGAG